AATAAACCGTGGTCTGAAAAACTGCGCGAAGTGCAGGACGATGTTAATCGCAGCATGTTGAAACTGCAGCAGATCGAAGAAGAAACCGGACTGACGATCGAGCAGGTCAAAGACATTAACCGCCGTATGTCGATTGGTGAAGCGAAGGCGCGCCGTGCCAAGAAAGAGATGGTTGAGGCGAACCTACGTCTGGTGATCTCCATCGCCAAGAAATATACCAACCGTGGCCTGCAGTTCCTGGATCTGATTCAGGAAGGGAACATCGGTCTGATGAAAGCCGTGGATAAGTTTGAATATCGTCGCGGTTACAAGTTCTCAACTTACGCCACATGGTGGATACGTCAGGCCATCACCCGTTCTATCGCCGACCAGGCGCGTACCATCCGTATACCGGTGCATATGATTGAAACCATAAACAAACTCAATCGTATCTCGCGCCAGATGCTGCAGGAAATGGGGCGCGAGCCCACGCCGGAAGAGTTGGCAGAACGTATGTTGATGCCGGAAGAGAAAATCCGCAAAGTGCTGAAGATCGCGAAAGAACCCATCTCAATGGAAACCCCGATCGGTGATGATGAAGATTCGCATCTGGGTGACTTCATTGAAGATACCACGCTGGAGCTGCCGCTGGACTCAGCAACGTCAGAAAGCCTGCGTTCTGCAACGCATGACGTTCTGGCAGGCCTGACCGCTCGTGAAGCGAAAGTACTGCGCATGCGCTTCGGTATCGATATGAACACCGACCACACGCTGGAAGAAGTGGGCAAGCAGTTTGACGTTACGCGTGAACGTATCCGTCAGATTGAGGCCAAAGCGCTGCGTAAATTGCGTCACCCCAGCCGTTCCGAAGTGCTTCGCAGCTTCCTGGACGACTAATTCCGTCTGTTTACGTATAGGATCGCGCGCCGATCCTATACTTACCCTTCCTACAGGCACACAGCAAAAACAGATGAAAGCCCACCACCTTAACGCAGGCATCACTCTTGCGGCATTGCTCTCATTTTCTTCCTTTTCAGCCAACCACTCCCTGAGCGGTTGTCAGGCAAAAGAGCACAATATCAAACAGGAAATTTCTCAGGCCAAAGCGCTCGGTAATCAAAACCGCGTAGCCGGGCTGGAAAAAGCCTTGAAAGAAGCAAAAGCAAACTGCATAGATAGCGCACTGCACATTAAGCGTCAGCAAAACATCGATGAGAAGCAGCACAAAGTGCAGGAACTTGAACGCGAAGTTCAGGAGGCCAAGCAGTCTGGGAAAGCGGATAAAATCAGTAGGAAAACCGCCAAACTGGAAGAAGCACGCCATGAGCTGAAGCAGGCTCAGGCAGAGCTTCGCCATTAATTCAGCATACTCGGGTTGCCGGCAGATGGCGGTGTCATCCTCTTTTCAGCGACCGGGTTTTCTTTGACTACCTCTCCGTTGTTAGGCCTGCAACGCCTGATAGAGCTCATGGTAGGATGCCGTCAGTGATTCCAGCGTCGCGCGATTCAAACCGCTCGGATTCGGCAAAACCCACACCTGAGTCTCTCCCAGAAAAGTGTCTTGCTGACCCCAGCCCACCTTACTGCTGCCGAATGCCTGAGAAAATGCCTGCTTACCCAGCACGGCAAGGGCTTGAGGCTGATACCTCATTATCTTTTCACGCAATAGCTCCCCGCCCTGCTTCAACTCGTGACAAGCCAACTCCGAGGCTTCCACGGTGGGTCTTTCCACTAGCATGGTTATCCCACAGCCATAATCCAGCAAGAGACTCTCTTCTTTCGGTGCCAACTGACGATCGGTAAATCCCGCTTGATGAATCACCCGCCAGAAACGATTGTTGGCATTCGCGAAATGATAGCCCCGATGTGCGGTCGAAAGCCCCGGATTGATACCACAGAAAACCACCTGAAGATGTGAAGCCAGAATATCCGTTATCATCTCGACCTCTTAATGTTATCTCGGACGTTTATGACAAATTCCGGCAATAATAACAACAGGCTAGCTTTGTTTATAAAACCGCCACCTGACCGCCCGTCTATAGACCTATTCATACAGGGTAACGTATAATCAGCACCCGCTGGCCCCTTAGCTCAGTGGTTAGAGCAGGCGACTCATAATCGCTTGGTCGTTGGTTCAAACCCAACAGGGGCCACCAAATTTTAGATTTAAAATCATAAGATTAAGCCACTTTAACCAGAGTGGCTTTTTTGTTTTTGCAGAAAGATGGCGATGAAGTGGCGATAAAAAATCGATACGAGACCTTTTTGGGCAATAAAAAAGTGCCCGGACGGGGCACTTAATTCACATCAATATCAAAAATCACATCTTAAAAATTCATGTGTCCTTGACCACTACTTGAAGGATGTGGCGGAGCAAAATTAACCTGATTTGTGGTCACAATGTATCGCACAACGGTTTCATGAGTAACAAAGGTCGCACCACAGTTAATATTCTGGCACTGACAGTAACGCTCTTTTGTCTGCTCTGACACCCGAAAACTGCTCCTGGTGTGAGCCGAACATCCACATTTCGGGCAATTCATCATAAAAAACCTCACATCAGAATTAAAGATTCACTTTTAGTGAATTTACTACTAATTCATATCTAAATCATCAATTTTCACCTCCAGCTCCAGCGCGGTCGTAAACCCCTGCCCACTGAGCGAGTGCGTCACCGTCGCGATCGTCCACTCCGCTGCGTCGATTTCCTGCTTAAAGCCACTGACCTTCGCTGGCAGTTCCGGGTACAGCTCGGCCCGTCCTCTTGCTAGCGTGATGGAGAATGAGGCGACGCCGCGCTGCAGCCGCTCCCAGTGCATTTTTGCCGCGCGTTCGGCGTTGGCCTTGTTGGCGTAGGTGCGGCTCAGGACCAGCACGTTTTCATCGGTGCCGATTAGGTATTCGCCCTGTTTGGCCTCCGGCGTTTTTTTCTTGCTGGTTTTACGGTGCCGACGTTTGACTTGTGTCTCCTGGCTTTTCTTCGGCTCCTGCGTGTGTAGCCAACTGGCGACCACACCAGTGTATGCGTCCCGGTCAGCCAGCGAAAAGCGATGGCTGTCGCCGGCGGCGCGGGTGATCGTCACCGCCGGCAGCGCTTTGCCGCTGGCCGTTTTTCCCTGTCCCTGACGCAGAAACAGCAGGCGGCCGTCTTTCACTGCGGCGATGGCGCCGTGCTCTTTCGCCAGACGCATCAGGAAGGAGCAATCCGATTCTTTGGTCTGGTCGATGTGGTCAACCGGCTGCGCGGCCGTGGCCGCGTCCAGCGCCGCGGTCAGCTTGTGGCGGTTGGCGATATCCGTGACGATCGCCCCGACCGTGGTCTGATGCCAGGAGCGTTCGCGTTTGATGTTCAGCGTCTGGCGAAAATCGGCGCTGCGGGCGCGGAGCGTCAGTCGGTCAGGCACGCCGCCGTGTTCAATTTCATCCACCACGTAGGTGCCTTTACCGATTAACGCTTCACCTTTCCAGCCCAAAAATAGCGTGATTTCAGCGCCGCGACGGGGCAGCGCCAGCTGGCCGTCCGCGTCGTCCAGTTCCAGATCGAGCTGGTCCGCCTCAAAGCCGCGGTTGTCGGTGAGCGTCAATGAGATCAGCCGCTTTTCCAGTACCGGCGTAATGTCGGTTTTCCCCAGGCGCAGCCGGTAATCCGGCGTAGACTCGGCGCCCGTCAGCCAATCCGTCATGACAACACCCCGCTGACGGCAGACGTCAGCCCGCCGATGGCCTGTGTCGCGCTGTCTTTCAGGCCGCCCAATGACGTGGATAAGTCGCCCAGCATCGCGGACAGCGATTCATCCACACGTTTTAACGTCAGGGTGAACTCGATACGCCGGGCTTTGCCGTCCTGAAAAAACTGGCTGCGGGTTTCGTTCAGGCTTTCGATGACATACATGCCGTAAATCGTGCCGCTGCCCTCCAGTAACGCCCAGGCTTTTCCGGTCTCGGCCATCTGCTCCAGCGCCCACAGGGACAGCGCACCGCCGGTCACCTGCGGCAATAGCACGCCCTGTAACGTGATGGTGTCATTGTCCGGGCCGACATACTGCGTCACCGGGCGATAGCCGATGCGGCTATTGGTCACATGACGCCAGGCGCGCTGGCGTTGCAGTTCCTGATAAGGCACGGTCTTTAACGTGAACACAAACAGGCCTAATACCATCATCATGATTCGAGTCCTCCCTGATCGCGGTAACTGCTACGGGCTTTCGCCTGAGCGCGTCGCTCGCGTTCATCGAGCTGGCGCGCCACTTCGCGGGCGATATCGGTCGCGCTCTGGCCGGGTTGCGGCACGATGGTGATCGGCGCATGGACGGTCACCGGCGTGATGACCGACGCAGACTGGCGCGATGTGGTAGCCGTGGGGGCTGCGGGCGACAGGCTGAATGGATGCAGCGGATAAGCCGTTGCCGGGGAGGCGGTGGTGCCCAACGTCAGCGCCGCCGCAGCTAAAGCGGCCGTGCGCCGTCGACTGGTCACGGACGCCGGACCGGCGACAATCTCCGGGCCGTTCTCGCCGACAATACCCAGTTGGCCGGACCCGATTTGGCCGCCGGTGTCATACATCGGAATGTCGCTGTACACCGGTAGAGGGCGATGGGTCGGAGGTAAAGGCATTGGCGTGGCCGAATCGGGTTTCATCCAGTTCGGCAGATAATCGGTCATGGACGAGAGCTTGGCCTTGAGCGTGTCCCATTTTTCACTGATGCCGTTCATCAGTCCGTCGATCAATTTCCCGCCGGCCTCTTTGAAGCGGGCCGGCAGCGACAAGACGCTATTCAATAAACTGTCCCAGCGCTCACCCAGCATGCGCTTGATGCTGTCCCAGGCTTCGCTGATCCCGGCTTTGATCGCATCCCAATTCTGATAAATCAGTCCCGGCAGCGTGTAGTTCAGGAAGTAAGATTTGATCCCTTCCCACGCCATCCCGACCACCGCTTTGATTTTCTCCCAGGCTTCTGCGGCACCCGCTTTGATGCTGTCCCAATGCTGATAGACCAGACCCGGCAGCGTGTAATTCATGAAATACGATTTGATGACGTCCCAGGCGACACCGACCGCCTGGCAAATTGCATTCCAGGCGATCGACGCGACGCGACAGATGCCGTCCCACAGCGCTTTAAATTTGGGGCCGAGCGTGTCCCAGTTCTGCCAGAGATAGAGCGCCCCCATCGCAATCAACCCAATCACCGCGAGGATCGGGTTCGCCATCATCAG